TTCCTGAATATAAAAGTGCAAGAAAGCGATCACAGCGTTAACAAGAGCTCGAACGGAAGCGACGAAGGTAACCCGATATTGGGTTAGTTAGACTTGACGCGACGGGGCGGGTTTATCAACACTAGAACAAAACAGAATCCAAGGTTTACTTGTTTTATTATTTAAAAGTGCTACTACAACAACATAACAGAGTTCACTCAAAAGAATTTATAGGTTTCGGCAGAGAAGCGACGAAGGTAACCCGATATTGGGTCAGTTAGACTTGACGCGAAAATGCTTACTTCCAGACTTTGTTACTAATCTGTCAGGTGTGGCACGCAAACTAAACGGCGATCATCAGATCGTACAACATCAAAGGAGGCGCAGGGGGTCTCCTGATTGTACGGTTCCTACGCCTTCTAGGTCGTGGGACGTGGACGCTTTCGTTTAGTTCCTAAAGGAGGGTAAACATTAGCAGAACAAACAGATTACATTATCAAATTTAAAGGTTACGAGAAAATATAAACAAAATTCGAACAGGACAGCCAAACAGGCCCTGCTCGTAACCAAACCTCCCTCACTTTAACCTTCCTTGGGGCGCGAACCTGAGGCTACCTCACTCGATTTGCGCCGCTCTTTCCAAGTTCCGCTCTTGATCTTACGCAGTCTCCACTCTTCAAACTCCACAGTGGTTAACGCTGGCCGATCAAGAACTTTCTTCACGACAGGTTTAATAATTAGCTTTAGGGGTTTACCCCACTTGTCGTGGCCAATTGGTATAATGGGCTGCTTATGCTTGCGGTCTAACCTAACCGGGGCAGCTGTTTGCACAGGCTTACGCTCACGCGGCTTGGGAGGACTCAGCTCATGTTTCCCATCTAACTTCACTCCACGTGGCAAGATCTTATCTCGAACCACGACGGGAACAGCTGATTTGACAGACTTAGGTTCACAGAGTAAAGGAAGGGAAAACATGTCCTGCAAAGACGTAGTCTTAAGCAGCCACTCACGGAAACATTTGATGTTGGCATCAAGCAACACAGACTGGGTATATTCCGCCATCCAGTCAGCGGCTTCATTGGGGTACTGAACATCCTTCGGATATTTAGCTAACCAAAAGGCAGTCTGAGCACACGAGGGGCCAGGTTCACTAGGTCCGTTATTCGCGACCTTTAACCCTAGAACAACACTCACGTGTACCTTGGTCAGTTGCCTTGGTAGATCCACACGCCAGTTTGGGTCTCCATCCCAAACATGTGGTGAATACTGCCTCGATAGGAA